ATCGTAATGACAACGCCTGATGCTACTGTGAGATCCAGCATGTCAGCCGTTTCTACGACCGCGTAGGTCGTGCCGTCCGCGCTGTCAGACAAGACAAAGACGAACTTGTGACTGGACCCTAACGTAGTCCCCGCAGCGAGTCCACAATTCACGACCAAGCAGGCAGAGTTGAAACCTGCAAGGTCGATGTCTGTATGGGTCGCCGTGGCAGATACCACAATCGGGTCAAGGACCGAGACGATTTCAAGGTTATTATAAAGGTCTTTCATTGTGTGCTTACCTCCTTAAAACTTATTGAATGGGGGTATGTTTCAACCCCCGGTTAATTTGATAATTAAATCGTTACTGGACATATTAACTTGCAGCAACTTTCAGCGCTTTGATTGCCTCGTACATCACGATTCCCCCGCCAACTCGCCTTGTCGTATAGAACTTAACATAAGGCTTGCTGGTATAGGGATCTCGCAGAACTCTCGTTCCGATTCGATCAATAATCATATACGCTCGTTTGAAATTCCCGAACCACAGGGGATAATTTCCGGCTCCGATGTCGGCCACATTGTCATCTATTTCTATGGGTTTTCCAAGAAGAGTATCAGGCGCACCGGCTTCAATCCCAGGTCTCCAGATATAATTCCCTTCACCATCCTTGAATTTACGAATATGCCCAAATGTCGCGTCATTCATCAACCACACAGCACCATAACGATAAACAGACTTTAACGCATGTTGCACATCAATGAGTTTGTCAGCATTACTGAAGGTGGATGCCGCACCGGAAGCTATATATCCGACATTACCCCAGGAATAGGAAGCATTTGCAACCGCGGTATATGCTTCAAGTCCTTTTGGTTCTCCAACTCCATTGCCGGAGACAAATGCCTCAGACTCTTCCTCGTTGAACTCGATTGAGACTTCATCAGCAAGCCACTGTGCAATGTTTATCGCACTATCATCCAGTAAAGACTGGGTGGCCGCGGGCATTGCGTAAATTTCTTTGGTATTGATGGCTATCTCTGCAAGAGTAGGAGTATCGGTTTCGGATCTGGACTCTTTTTCAGCGACCCACCCGGAACTTGCACCGCCCTTGTTTACCAATTTTTTGTAGGTATCGGTGGAAATCTTACGCACAGTCGAAACCCTACGCATTGCTGAAATGGTTTCTGCCACCCTGTCAATGACAGCATCAACTTCTTCGGGAACAGTGAATCCTCCGTCCGGGTCTGACAATGTGCTCAGATTTGCCTGAACAGCGAGATCCTGCAACCCGTCATCAATTCCACGCCTGAAAAACTTACCGAAAGCAACACTATATTCAGCTTTTGCCTTGTCAATTTGGGCAGAACCACCACCTTTGAATTCGGCACGGGCAACTTCGGTCTGGAGGGTTTCCAATTGGGTCTTGAGTTCGGAAATCTTGCCAAGGTCGGCATTGATGGCCTCAACCTTTTCAACCAGATCTGCAGGAGCGTAGCCTTTGCTCTCTACTGCTTCAATTCGCTTATCGTTTTCGGCTTTAAATTCTTCAAAGGTACGTCCGAAATCTTCAATAAGTTTTTTTAATTCATCCATCTTATTGTCCTCCTATTGTTTCATGTGGTTTCATGTGGTTTCATGTGGTTTCATGTGGTTTCATGATTCTTGTTAGTTTTTTTAGTCCCGATGCAATCGTGAGATATTCCACTAGTTCCTTCGCATCGTATTCATCCTTTTCCGCTTCGTCGTTTGCAAACTTCAAGCCTCGCGCCAGAATAGTCTTTGCGACATTTTTAGAAGCCCCTACATCACGCAGAGCCTTCTCGTATTTTCTTATTGCAGGTTCATCGTCGTCATTATTATTATCATCTATTTCCAAACCTCCCGGCATCGCGCCGAAGATTGAAAGATCAAATTCGGCCTTGGCGGGTTTGCCATCAAGGATAGTATCAATAAACCCTTTTTCCTTGGCCTCTTTTGCACTAAACCAACTCTCGGCTTTCATTATATCAAACATCTCTTTCTTGCCAATCTTTGTTTTTGCAATATAGATATCTTGCATATTAGTATCAATCTTTTCTAAAATATCAGCAGTGTCCCGAAGCTCAAATTTATTTCCAATTGCAAGCGCCCATGAATTATGTATCATCATAAAACTTGATGGATATGCTTGGACTTCATCACCCGATAATGCAAGAAAACTTGCTGCACTTGCAGCCATGGCCTCAATGCGAACAGTAACTTTTGCCGGATGATTTTTCAAAGCATGATATAGTGAAAAAGTATCAATGGGATCACCACCAGGACTATTTAATCTCACCAATAAATTTGATGTTTTTATATCAGCAAGATCACGAACAATCGCATTGATGTCATTAAAAGGCCAACCCAGGATATCCATAATAAATAAAGTAGTCAGGTCATCACTTGCAGCATTAACTGTATATGGCGTTAATGCACTATCAAGTTCTCTTCCCCAAAAAGCAGCTATTGATTTTGCATTATGTTCTGTGCGATATGAAAATTTCATTTTTATCCTCCTACAACCATTGTATGCTTCTCACCCATTATTTGACACCTTCATTGCTGTTAACATTGTTTGAAGTTGTTTCTTTGGTAGTGCTTGTACGTGTACGATATTCATTACCACCGGGATAAGGATTCATATCTTCCAATGATCTACATTCATTAGGATTATATATTTCAGCATTTATGCCATCCTTGTATGCAGTGAATCGTTCTGTAATATTGCCTCTTAGTAATGAGTTAAGATTGAATTTTGCATAATATCTATCCTGTTCGTTGTCAGTCAATAATTCCACATCCGATGTGGTTTCAAAATTAACCGCTATGGGTGCTATCGTATAATCAACAAAGGACTGCTTGAATTGAGAGGATGAAGCATATGTAGCTGGAGTTGACCCTGCTTGAACTAAGATTAATGGGACTCCGTACATTCCACAAATCTGAGACTCTGTAAACCGCATCTGCTCAAGAAATTGCTGATCTACAAGTTTAATGGATGGGAATTGAATCTTCATTCCATTGTCAAGGAGCATGAGGTCTTGAGAGTTTGATAATCCGCCGTATTTCTTTTTGTATGCTTCCCACATATTCGCATGGGTTATAGGGTCAAGGTTACCGGGAGCTTCAACAATTGCTCCAGGATGCATCCCTTTACCGAAATAATTACCAAGGAACTTTTCACTTGCCAACCCAATCCCGATTGATTCCCTTGCATATGCTATTGGATTGAGACCTGTGAACCCATCAAGCGACATGCCTCGAATATGAAATATTTCATCTTGTGTTTTGTCTTCAATTCCCTTCCCTTCAGTAAATACTTTATATGTCAAAGACCAATCTGGATTTTGTTTTACTTCTGAAATCCTTGAGGGATCGATAGGCAATAACTCTCGAACTTGATTTCCTACTTTAGTTTTAAATGCATAGAAATTGCCTCTTAATGACACGTGAACTATCGCCAGTCCCCAGAATTGTCCCGCGGTCATCCATCTATTGGGCCGTTTCCCGATTATTTTATACAGTGGATGCTTTTTGGCTTTGTTTTTCATGTCATCTACTTCTTCCATTAATTGACATGGCATTTGCGATATACAATTAAAAAGAACCTTTACACAATTATTCACGGTCATTAACCGCATGGCAGAGTCAGAATTTACGGAGATTCCTGAAGATGCTTCATTTCCGCCGAAATGTTCTCTAAGTATACGTTCCATTTCGATATTGATTGCTTTAGGACGAGGCAAACGAGACATAAAACTCCCCATTACTTGCCTCCTCTATCGTCTTGTAACAGCCACCCTACAAGCATGAGGACAGCACCAACTACTACAAAAGATAACCATGGTAAAACCTGGTTGATCCCATGCCAGAGAATCACCAACCCTCCAAAGAACAGGAAGAATCTCACGTCGATAGTTATCCGCAAAGGGTTTAGTTTGGAAAGTATTGATTTTATTTTGTCTTTAGTCATCTTTGACCACATAGAATTAACAGGGTTAAGCGTCATAAATGAAACAATAACTCACAATAAATTATAGAACGCTCGTTCTAATGGTCACAAGATAA